TCATATTTTTAGTTGGAAGGAGACATGACGTGTCTCTCGTGCAACATGTTTATGTTGACACCAAGTCCGATTGACGTGCACTCATATTCGGTATTTCCGAATTCCAGGACACTGCGTTAGCTGAATAGCCACGCGCGTAGCTAATAGTGGATTATTCTCCAATTTTCGCCACTGGGTTTGCACATGAGCTTTCCATTCGCCTCGTATGCCTTGTGGTGGTGCGTCAAACATTTCCAGACGACCGCCCATACCTTTCAGGACTGCTACACCCTTCTGCAACGTCCTTTTGCGCGAATATCGACTTATCGCGGGCATATAGTCCGGATGGTCAGCCAAATACGCTCTAGCCACTTCGTACGACCCAGCAAACAACGAACCTACTGCTAATTCTGCAGCCATATTGTCTTCGGGTAGCACCGGTAACCGATTGTTGGTTATAGCGTCAACAATCAAATCGCAAACATATCCCACCTCTTTCTGTTCCGCATGTTTCAAAGGCTTCCTCGAAACCAATTTCGGACTGTGCTGTATATCCATAGTCCACTCGATTTCTGCGGCAGCCGACAAGAAATCTCGACTGTAATCCTCAGCGTATGGTTGCAGCTGCAAATCTGACAACAGTGGCAGTTTAGACCGCAATCTCTTAACCAGTTTTGGCCCAATCGGCGGCTCTTTGCGAAAAACTTTTTTAACCGTCACTGAACCTACACTGACCACATTGGGGAAAGGAGCTAACACGCAACCCAAACCGCCGCTAGCTTGTGGCAGGAAAGCCGTTTGCCATGGATTGACCTTCCCCAACTGATGATCAGCATTAGTAGTGCCCCAGTACTTCATCATAGCTATCACATCCTGCATACGAAAAGTGGTTGTAAAACCGTTGCGTCTGTATGCCGTATTAACCTCATCCACAATGGTGTTTAGCATCTGCAGGCCCGCACGTTTAGGCGGACGTTGCATATCCGAAGAAAGGCCGCCACCTAACGCCCGCACCACACTAGCACAAGCTCCACCGCCGTAGTAGTTAACACGCAACATCTCAAACCAGCCATTCTTAACACCAGCGAAACGCTGCTTCTGTGCATTCCCTTCCTTCCCGCAGCAATCAAGCAGACTCTGAACCAACGGCCCGCCGAGCGCATGAGAGTAAACTTCAGCACTATCATCACCCTGATGCAGAGCATAAAAACCTTTAATCCCGAAATATTTCTCAAGCCACCTTCGTGCAACACGCCCATGCGCTATATTAAAAGTAGTGTTGATCAACATAGTATGACGCCAACCCGTCATCAAACCATGAGTCCACTTGTAATATTCACCCTCGTGCACTATCCCAACATTATCTAAGCACCTCAATATCTTATCAATCGTAATATGCAGGGCTGCGTGCTCCTCCCTACTCGAAAACGCACTTCGTATGCCTTCATAAAAACGTCTAATCTCGGAATGCTTATGTTGAATATTGAAATTTGAATAATCACGGCAAGCCACATACCCAACGGAAGCCGCTTCTCCCACCTTAGCAAACATTTTCTGCTGCACTGCATCTGAATGCATCATTGGCAATTCTGGCAATGAAGCCATGAAAGCGTCTTCTCCATGCCTCGATAGCTCGTTACTTAAAGCATACAAGGCCAGCGAGCCCGCCACCAGATTACGTTGCTTTGCAAGCTCCGTCTTCCTTATCACATGACACCAACTATTCAAATTCACCCAGGATGTAAGGAAATCGTATTCAGTATCAGACATGTAACCGAAAGCTACTTTTTTGTTTATAAGCAACGCATCTAACTCAGATGCATCTGCCGGCACAAACTTAGGATCCACAGATCCAGTAGGCACGTCCACAAAAGGCGTTATATGCGTGCCTCTCAAACCGTATTTTTGGTAACTCGGGCTCATATACACAAATTTCCCGAATTGATAACCTAAATCGAAAATTTCTTTTTCCATCTCTTTTTCTATTTGAGGAGCGTGATGAGCCAAACAACGCGGAACACGAAGCTCATCATAATTCAACCTCGCACGCATATCGTCTGTATCATCGAAAACGTCATGATCATACCGCCCCAACAACTGGTCGAGATATTGCCAACTTGCGGAGTCAGCATACACATCAGTGGACGCTGGCACACCAGTGTTCGCACGTAGCGCCAATTTGATTGGTTTCAGAGCCTTCGCAACACACTTGTGGCATGCCCGGAACCAACCCTGATCACTCAGATCGACTAAAATCGGCAACGCGCCCACAAAAGTGGCCAATCCCACCCACTGCAGGTAGCACCCACGACCTAAATAAGAAGCGTCTACTAATGCGTCCACGATAGGTAATAAATCTGATCGCCCAAAAAGCAAATCATTTCCAAGGCGTGCCTGCAACATATGCCGTATTTCCAAGTTGCGGGACATAAACGGAACGCGCAATAGAAAAAGTTTTTCATCCCAATAACACCTATCTCCGCCGAGCATCAATTTGCACAAAACCGATTTCCTCCATGAACGTGAATCAATTTGCGAAAACGTAGGGAAAACATAACCCGGAGGAGATTCCCATGTCACACCAGTCATTTCAACCAGGGACAATGTATCCTCAACCGAAAACGAAAGCG